CGCTCATTACCGAGAAGAAACCTGTTGTTCTGTAATCATCAAGGTTCGTGTTGTTGTATTCGATAATCGCAGCACCTTGAACTTCCGTAAGCTGGTGGTGCTGAATTGGCTTTGAACCTGAATAAATCAATCCATTGACATCGAGTGCTCCATTTTCCCGATATTTACCAATACCAACGCCCTGTTGATCATAGGTCATGATAGTTTTATCGGTCGGCACTGTAGCTTGAAATTCCGAGGGCGAAAATCTATCCTCTAGTTTCCCTGTGACTATGAACGAAGTATCCGCAGGGTATTCCTTGCCCAAATTTGCATTAGATGCCTTAAATTCAGAAATGCTTGACCATTCACCGCCAGCCGACCCGTTGTCCGCTACAATATTGCTTGTTCCAACTTTTGTTGTTGTAAAAGTCAGCTTCATGGTGTTTTTTTGAACACCATTCACGCTTAGTGGCGCTATTTTAGCAAATCTCTTGATGGTTAGTGTATCTGACTTCGAGCCACTTCTGGCAACCTCAAATTTCAGTGTTGGGCTGAAATAGAATAAAAATGTTATTTTAGTCTCTTTCCAGTCAGACCA